ATCATGGCCAGTTGGTTGGTCATCTTGCCGTGGTCCGCTGAAAAGTGTCCGTTGTCCATGCCCCCGATCCAATGGCTCTTGCCCACGCACTTCAGTTTGCCCTTCCGGTCGATCCTGTAGTGTTGGAATGGTGGGAAGTTCACTTTAGAGTGATGATCCGCGGTGCTCTTGGGATTGCGTTTACGCTCGTCGTCCATGGGCACGTGATCAAACATCATCACACGGAATACTAGATCTGTCTTGTCTATCTTCCTCGGAGACACGGTGTAGTCCACCAGTTTGATCTTCTTCTCGCCTGACTCCTTGGCCTGCTCCCAGGCCTCCTGTGTCATCCGCTTGGCGCGTGCCTTCTTGGCCTCCGCTATGCTCCTTGTGTTGATCTTCTTGAGGTTGGGCACAATGATGTCGTAGTTCGCGTCCTCCGGCGTGACGTACGAGCAGTAGGTGTTCTTGCTGGCGTGTATCTGTGCCAGCAGATCTCGGTTGTTTAGGTACTTGACTCTCTTCATAAATTCTTTCGCTTTATATTATAATGTACTGTAGAATGACCACAAACAGGTCGGTTAGAATCGTGCCGCTAGAGTAATTAAGTGCGCCTAAAATTGTGCCTATAAATATAGTTAAAGTATACGAAATTTTACAAGGGAAAGCAACCTATAATATATGGCAAAACTAGGCGGAATAATAAAGGATGTAGCGGGAGGGTTTGTTAGTAACACATTGGCCAGACTAACCGGGTCCGGCATAGCCACGGATTCGAGATTGGTAAACGCCAGTGCCAAATGGTCCGGCCGGAATGACAAGGCCGACTGGCGTGTGAGGCTCAAAGTTCCAGATGGCCCCTTGACGCAATTTTTTGATTTCAAGAACAATCCCATAATGCAACCACTTGCGTCTGCAGAGGGAATATTCTGGCCACTGACTCCAGCGGTTGTTATTCAGCATTCGGCGAACTACAATGCCATGGACCAGGTGCACAGCAATTATCCACACCAGGCCTATCAGAACTCCCAAGTAGACTCTATGAACATAATTGGAGAGTTCCCTGTACAGAATTCCGAGGATGCCAAGCACTGGGTTGCCACGGTCAACTTTCTGAGGACGGCAACCAAGATGTTCTTTGGCAGTGAACGAGGCATTGATGGATTGAAAGGCAATCCACCACCCATCATGCATTTGTATGGTTATGGTGATCACATGTTTAATAAGGTACCGGTGGTGATTAACACTTTCAACGTTGAGTTGAGACCGGGCATAGATTATATCTCTACTAAACAAAATGACATAAATTCGGTAACCCCTGGCAATGTGACACAGTTGGTACAGACAGGTGAATCGCAGACTTGGGCACCCACACTTTCAAACATATCTGTACTCGTCACACCGATCTACAGCAGGGAGTCCATCAAGAACTTTTCAATGAAGAAATTCGTCAATGGCGAGCTGAACGGCAAAGGTTCTAGCGAGGTAGGATTCATCTAATGGCCAAGTATTCCAACACGTCTCCGTATTTCGAAACAGACGAGGCATCAGACTACCTAGACATACTGAATCCGAGGACGCTGACGGCGGAGGACGATGACCAGAGTTACACCATAGAGAGGACCTACGCATACAGGCCAGACCTGTTGGCATATGACCTTTATGGAACACCTAGACTGTGGTGGGTGTTCGCTCAGCGCAATCCAGACCAGATAGAGGATCCCATCTACGACTTCCGACCAGGAGTGACGGTGCAACTGCCCAAGAAAGAGAACCTTCTCAAAGACCTGGGGATATAATCCATGGCACAAAATACACAGAACTGGGACACCTACAACCAGGCGGCCTACGACAGGAAGCGTAGCATAAACGAACTACCACTTTCACCGGATCCGAATGTTCTACACAAGTTCGCGTCCTACAACACACTGTTCACGCTGTCGGCGTTGAGCCAACAGGAGATTCGCAATCCCAAGCAGTTCTTCCAGGGCGCACCACACGACATCATAGCACGGAGTGGTGGCATAGGGGCCGCCGCCAACAGGAACGACAAGCCGGCCTTCGAGCAAGATAACCAGTTCACAGATGAGACAAAGAAAACTATCATAAAAAACACGGCTTTACGAGATGCGTTAGGAAGAGCCTCGACAGAGTTTATGAGAAACAACGATCTCTACTTCAAGAACGTGGAGATGACCTCCATACCGGGACTGAACGACAAGCGACGTCTCACCAGCGTGACCAACATCAAGATGGAACTGGTGGAACCCGCCGGCATAACCCTGCTGGAGAAAATCAAGGCGGCCGCGGCCAACAACGGCTTCCTGGACCACCTGGACGCACCCTACATGCTGACCATAGAGTTCAAGGGCTATGACGAGAACGGCCAGCCCATCGAGGAGAACACCGATTTCATCAAGCGCGTGATACCCATCAAGTTGATCACCATGGACATCGACGTGAACCAGGCCGGGTCATACTACACCATACAGGCCATACCCTACAACGAGTTCGGATTCACCAACAACTTCATGTATCCCAGGACCAGCGGTACCTTGTCTTCTACCAACCGAACGTTCAAGGATGCGGTACTGAACCTACAGGAAATACTCAATGAACAGAACAAGGATGAACGGGACAGGAGATACAACCAGTTCCCCGACCAGTACGACATCTCGATCAGCGAGGACCTGGATCCCGAGCAACAACTCTCGTATGACTTGCTGTCGCAGGTGGGGATGACACAAAAGAGGAATCTCGTGGACACAGGCGGTGAGGAGTTCACGATGGAATACATAAAATTTGATCCCTCGGTCAACCTACTGATGCTACTAGAGAACCTGATGAAGACCCATCCCAAGTACGGTGCCAAGAGCTTCGAAGAGTGGGAGACGGCAGTCGCGAACAGAGGACCGGGCGTGTTCGAACCGAACAGTGGGCTGTCCACATACTTCAAGTATTTCAGGATACGCACCAGCGTGGAACCGACCACCAACTTTGACGAGATACGCCAGACCAACGCCAAGATCATACACATTGTGGTCGAGCCCTTTTACATCAGCGCCTACAACCTGGCCACCGCCGGCATACACCAGGACAAGAATTACCAGACATACGTGGCCAAGGCCTACAACTACATATTCACGGGCGAAAACGTGGACATATTGAACCTAGATATCAACTACAAGGTGGCCTACTACCAGTCACGCCTCAAGGATCTGGAGGCCAGCGAAAACAGGACCTTCTCTTCCAGCAACAAGGCGGAGACCGAGGACACAGGCATCCCGACCAACAAGCAAAAATGGGGACCATTTGATTATCTACCCCTCAAGAGTGAACCATCTGTGTACAAGAGTTCCAACAGCAACAGGACCGCCAAGGGCGACGCCAGGGTGGACCAGTTCTTCGACGCCATAACCAACCCGCTGGCGGACATGGTGGTGATCAGGATGGAGATACTAGGCGATCCCGCTTGGTTGGGACAAAGCCAGTTCATACCCGCTACCCCACAGAACTCCAACGGTAGGAGCAGTGACAACAACATAGACTTCTTCAGGGGCGGAGTGAAGGACAACATCTGGAACCCCAAACTTAAATGTTTCAACTACGACGTGGCAGAACCTGTGACAAACCTCACGTTCAAGACACCACAGGACCTGAACGACAGGACGGGCATCTACGAGATATCCTCGGCACAGCGGGCGGTGTTCTCGGGCCTGTATAAGGTCACCCAGGTCGAACACAGTTTCGCGGACGGCAAGTTCACACAGAATCTGACCATGGTACGTTTCAACAACCAAGACAGCAAGGTCACCAAGACCACCAATGAAAAAATCACCAAGAAGAACGGTGTAATAACTAACGTGACGAACCCAATAGCACTGGCTCGTATAGACGAAATGAGTGGAGAATTAGGATCATCGTAATGGCAGGCAAGGATTATTTAAAAGGACACGCATCAACATCAAAGGCACCGGGCAACGACACAGCCTGGTCAGGTGAGAACGCCGGACCATACATAGGGGTTGTGAAGAACAACACGGATCCATTGAGGATGGGCCGACTGCAGGTCAACATACCCGGACTCAGCAAGACCACTGACCCCGTCAGTGGCAACCTGATCACATGTGAATACCTGTCACCTTTCTATGGCGCCAAGGATGTGAAGTACAACCTCCCAGGATCCACCAAGTACGAACACAGCCAGCACAGTTATGGTTTCTGGGCGGTTCCACCCGACATAGGCACGAGGGTGCTGGTGATATTTGCGGAAGGCAAGATGGACCAGGCGTTCTGGATAGGTTGTGTGCAGGAGCCTATGACCAACCACATGGTGCCGGGCATCGCGGCCAGCGAGAAGACCTGGGACAAGAGCAGTGGCGGCGCCGCCGGACAGCACAGTTCCGACGTGGACAAGAAGAGCCAGTACGGGTCGACTTCGTTGCCAGCGGGAGAGGTCAACAGGACCAACCCGGGATTGACTGCCACCAACTACAACAGTATTAACAAACCCATACATCCGTTCGCTGACATACTACTCAAACAAGGATTGGTTAGCGATAACGTGAGGGGTAACACATCATCCTCGGCCAGGCGGGAGACCCCTAGCCAGGTGTTTGGAATCAGCACCCCAGGACGCAAGGATATAGGTACGACAAGACAGAAAGTGGGGACCAAGGATTCAGAAGCAACCGACTATGTCACCAGGACGGCAGGACACACGTTCGTGATGGATGACGGTGCTGTTGATGGAACGAACCAACTGACAAGATTGAGGACCGCTTCGGGGCACCAGTTGTTGATGCACGACACAGAGGGCGTGGTGTACATAGCCAACGGTTCAGGAAATGCATGGATAGAGATGCAGAGCAACGGCAGGATAGATCTATACTCAGGGGTAGGCGGTATAAACATGAGGACAGAGGGAGACTTCAACCTGCACTCAGACAGCAACATCAACATGCACGCCAACGGACAGGTGAGATTCAGTTCGGCCAAGGAAATGATACATTCTGCCGACCTACTATTGAATATGGGAGAAAAAGGTATCTTCAACAGTTCACAAAAAGGTTCAATCAGAGACTACGCCAGAGACGGTATAACATCCTTCACTGATGGTCCGCAATTACACGGTGCCGGGGGAAGAATAGACTTGGCAGGAGCACAAGTACACTTGAATTCAGTGGGTGCAAGTAATACTTGGGGTCCAAAGTGGCTGACCACGGAAGCCGCGGGAATAACTCCCAGGGAAGAGGGAGATGTGGAACTGACACAGAAAGGCATCAAGCCACTGGAACAGTTCACCAGGAAGACCAAGACCACGGTGCACAGGTTTGTCACACACGAGCCCATGTTCAGGGCCAGCGTCATTGGCAACGATGGCATCATCCCCATTGATGCGGACGACAAGAAGCAGTGGTACAGACTGGCCAGCACGCCAGGCACGGCAGAGTACATCAACATGCAGAATAGGGTGAGCACCAACAGTGCCATACGTGACGCACAGTACCAGGCGGACGCATTGGAGTACGTCAAGCAGAAGATGGGATCAAGCACGGAAGCAGTCAAGGCGAGACAACTACTGACCGAGTTTGGCACCAAGTACAATGAAATTTACGGTATCACAGATAAAGTCAATCTACCATTCGACATCAAGGACAGCATATCGGAGAAGATCAAGGGCATAGACTTCAACACACCCACCAAAGATCTCGTGAGCACTTTATCGTCACAGGTTGTTGAGAAGTTCACAGGAAAGAGCACGGAACTGTTCAAGGATAACGTGTTCGTGAATCAGGCCGGTCAACTTTTCACTCTGGGCAATAACACAGTTTCAGGAGTATCAGGCAACATAGATCTGGCCAACAACGCACTCAACTCTGTGCAAGGGCTGACCAAGAATCTATCAGCGGGCAACATAGAAAGCACCATAGCCAATCTCAACAGCATCACGCAGACCTACTCCAGCGTTGTGGGAGGCAAGATAGTGGGCATGAATCAGGTCAAGAGTCTGGCCAGCAAGGCGGGACTGTTCAATGCCAGGGACGCCTCGAGGTTGGGACAGAGCTTCTTACAGAACGTGGGCATCAATCTCAAGGACAAGATAGGCAGTATAGGCGGGGCGGTCAGGAAAATCTTCAAATTTTAGGGAGTAAATATACAGTATGGCATACGACAACGAATCAAACAATCTATCAAACAAGACAGTGACCTTCAAGGGCTTCAGTAGCCGCGCGGACAAGCAGAACTTCAAACTGTATGATTTCGAGGTTGCCAAGCAGGACCTTATCAACAGGCTTTCTGTTCGCAAGGGTGAGAGGGTGGAGAACCCAGAATTTGGGACTATCATATATGATGCACTGTTTGAACCATTCACAGAAGCGTTAAAAGATGCTATAGTTGAGGATGTGACGGCCAATCTCAACGCGGATCCTAGGATCAGCACACAGGAGATACTAGTCACGGAAGCGGACAAGGGCATAGCCATACAGGCCACTATAACATATGTGCCGCTCAACATCACGGAGAAACTGCGTTTTAATTTTGACGAGAACTCACTTCTGCGTCTATCTTAATATACGCACATTTCCTAGCATATAAATACCGTTGTATATACAATGGCCACAACAGACAGACAGAACAGATTACTAGTAGCGGAAGATTGGAGAAAGATCTACCAGGCTTTCCAGCAGGCCGACTTTAAAAGTTACGACTTCGAGACACTGAGAAGGACCATGGTGGCCTATCTCCGGGAGAACTATCCAGACGATTTCAATGACTTCGTTGAGAGTTCAGAGTACGTCGCCCTAATAGATCTGATAGCCTACATAGCACAGGCCCTATCATTCAGGGTGGATCTCAACGCCAGGGAGAACTTCCTAGAGACCGCCGAGAGGAGGAACAGTGTTTTAAGATTGGCGAGGCTGATCAACTACAACGCCAAGCGTAACAAACCAGCCACAGGACTTCTTAAGATAGATTCCATATCAACCACACAAGACGTTAGGGATTCTTCAGGCACGAACCTGGCAAACCAGACCGTAATCTGGAATGATTCGGCAAACTCGAATTACAGAGAGCAGTTCACAACCATACTGAACGCCGCGAACCAGACAGGACAACTGTTTGGCAATCCCAGGGAATCGAACACCATAGGTGGGATCAGCACGGAGGTCTACACCCTTAGTTCCAATCAACTTGATCTTCCTATTTTTAGTTTCCAGAAGTCGGTCGGCGGTATATCGAGATCCTTCGAGATAGTACCCTGTACGATCAATGATTCAGACTCTATACACGAATCATCACCAGTATCGGGCACGGGGCTGACCTACACCTACAGATCAGATGGTGCAGGTGACAGCTCGAACAACACGGGATTCTTTTTGCTTTTCAAACAAGGCACAATGAACAACCAAGAGTTTACTGTAGATAGTGCGACAACCAATTACGTCAAGGGTCTAAATGTTAGCAACATCAATGACACAGATGTTTGGTTGTATAAGTTGGATCAGTTTGGACAGATTATTGAACAATGGACCAAGGTTCCCACACTGACAGGCAACAACACCATTTACAATTCATTGTCTAGGAATGAAAGAAACATATACAATGTCGTGACCAAAAACAACGATACTGTAGATCTAGTGTTTGGAGATGGTAACTTCTCAAACCTACCACTGGGATCGTTCAAAACGTA